GTAAGGTCTGAAATCTGCGTCTTCCACATACAGCGGGCGCAATAGTGCCAATCCCCGCCGATATGCCGATGCCCAAACCTGACTCCGCTACTCATTGCCTACTCATTCGAAGCTCGATCATCTTGGCTTGATATGCTGCCCTCGCCTTAACAATCGATTCCGAGTTGTTGTACTTCACGTGAATCCGTCCACTCAACTCGGTACGCTTCTTAAACCGTTCCCAGGCCTGCTCCTTTGTCAATTCGTCCTTGTGAGGACAAATGCCACCATTGCAAGACCTGCCGGAGTTACAGTTGAAGCAAAGCACTTGATACTTGTCTCTCGGATATCCTTTGCGCCTTGCCTCCCGGTAAATCTGATGGTCCTTAAACAGCTTCCGATGTTTAGCTCCTGAGTTGTCAACGTGGTCCAACGTCAGGAACCTTACATCGTCCTCTCCACAGCAAGCGCATATAGCGCCCAGTGCATCGAGGAAATCAAACCTTAACTTCGCCCGCTCACGTGCCGCATAGCAGGCTCTACACCTGTTCTTTCTCACGCCCGCCTGATTGTCATATCCCGGTCGGGCAAGAGGAGAAGGCTTACCGCTAAAAGTCGTCGCAAACTTATCTAAAGCCTTCTCAATACCGCAATCGCAACATACTTTCTTTTCCATAATTGCGATTATAATTTACAAAAACCTGCTATGGTACTTTAATTCTCAAGGTCCATTTGAACCCCAAGTTCCAATCCATGTGTCGGCACCGACCGCGAAGCGGGTAATACCGAGGAACTTGGTTGCGCGGGTGTCAAAGTCATCGTCCATGTCATCTTCCATCCGCGCGCGCTCAAACATCCGCATGCGGTGTTCATCCTTCGCGCCAACCACAAACCATGCCGAGGGAGAAGTTAGGAAGTTGTTGATGGTGTACGTGAATCCTTGACCAAGCAGCGAGTTTACCTGGTTGTCGGATGTATACGGCTGGCCAGCGCTGCCGAGCAGTTCGATAGCAATGAACTGCAGCTCTGGCGGAATCACCAGCAGGCGACCGCGACATACAATCGGCAATCCCTGTGCATCCGGCATGCGCTCGAACTGATTCACCATCAACTGCAGAGCAGTGAAGCTCAGGTCGGCATCTACAGCGGGACGGTTCGGATAAGTACCAGCCGCCGAAATCACGCCCGAAGCTCCGGGTAGAATATTAGTAGCCGAAGGGCCTCCGAGCAGCGGGTGCTGGTTGTTGAACAGGCTCACTCCATCATCCGTGATGGTAGAAGTAAAGCCAAGATTCAACACGTTTGCGGCAACCTGCTCCTTCGTGAACATTCCAGATCGGACAATCGCCTTCGGAGCCGTGTTCACGACGTTGTACAGGTCATCCTGGGACAACTCCCATGAGATGCGGCATGCCATCGCATACGTGAGCATGACGTACCGCTTCGATCCGCCCTGAATCAGATCGAAGTATGCAGCGGGAGCGTTCTCCGTTTTCTCCGGCATAGGTGGAAGGCCGGCGAAGTGAATCGCGTCTTCATACGCCTTATCGGAGGTCTCGACATTGAGAAACTTGTCATACTGGCGATCCCGATACATCAGGTCTTGCCATTCAACGAAGAGCTTACGCGCTCCGGGCGCTAACAACTGCCAGAACTGTTGACGAACCATACTCATCGAGAAAAGCCCTCCTTAAGCGAGCTGCTCTATTACTGGAATAACTGCACCGCGCTGGGCAGGAACGTAAAGAACACTTGCGCGTTATTGACCCCATTCGTACTGGAGCCGGGAGCAAAATCGTTGGGGTAGATACCCAGAATAATCAGAACCGTATTGGTGCCTGGAGTTGTCTTTGCCAAATCGACATACCAGTGCCCATTGCCATCAGCCGTCAGCCCAGCCTGAGTCCCAATCAAGGCTGTGGTCGGAGCATAAGTAGAGCCCGTGCTGGCATCCGTCTGTCCGATGAAGATTGTGGTCTCGGTAGCCAGCGCTACGATATCCCGGCCATCCACAAAGGTTACTCCTGCTGGGATGTTTACCGCGTTGGGCTGATTCGGCACTGTACCATAAGTCGGAGCGCCTCCGGGGAAGCCAACCGAGCCGAAGGAAGGGGGAGCGCCGGCGCCCGCAGTAGCGAGGTTGAAGGCATTGTTCTCTACTATGCCAAGAATCTTGTTGGCAACCGTCGTGCCATCCCACGGAATGACATTTCCGCTGCCGTTCAACTCAACTGGAGTACCAAACAGGAACGTCTGTCCGGCTGCCTCCAGAAAGGATTGAGTCAGCTCAGTTGTATTTGTCGACGTTTGAAACACCCTGATCGGTAAATGGTTTGAAATAAGTTGGGCCATCTCATCTCCTATTTGTCGTAAACCAAGCGCCGTGCCTCATTGGCATCGACTTTGGCTGCCTGTGCTATGTCGGGAACAAAATACTGAGCGGGACCATCCAGTCCGGACTCGCCTCTATCTGAAAAATTCTGATTCACGCCCTTCGTAGTCATGGCGCGGTTGACTCGGGCCTTTGCCTTTTCCGCGTTGTCCTTGTAGTAGCCACCGTAGACTAGTACTTTCGGAGCCATAAGGCATACCAGGTCTCCAATCACCAGAGCACCGTTGTCGTCCGCCTGTTTGGCGTGGCAGAACTCCACATCTTCCTTCGTAACTGGACGGAATCCGCGCATGTACGCCTGCTGCACCGAGCGGCCCTTGCCATGCAGATGATTGAACCATCGAGGAGCCATCGACTTGTCCTTAAGGACAACATGAAGCTCGGTCATCAGAGTTAGGTCGCGGGACCGGAAGGTTACGCCAGTGCGGTAGAAGTCCGCCTCGGACATCTCCTCAACGGGCTTGCCTGAGCGCTGCTCAAATTCGTCTTCAGCCTTCTGAAGATCGGCAACCACATGCGAGGGGGGAGGCTCAGGATTCTGGACGCGCTGCGCTTCGGCATAGCCTACGAGCTTCCCTCCGGGAGTTCCCGGAAGAGGCTGCGTCCACTCTTCTGTCTTGTTTGCCGCCGCGGCAATCGCATTCAACTCGTCGACATCCACTTTTTTACTGGACACGGCTTGATCCCTTCGTATGACCATAGTTCGAGGAAACATACTGCGCGTTTTCTACCCACTGCTCAGGAGTCATGCCAAATCGTTTTGCAGCATCCAACTCCTCTTTCGAGAGACGCGCAACAGCAGCCTCTTTCGGGTTATCAATCACGCCACCCGGCAATCCTCCGGACACCGGCTCAGTGAAGATCGAGCGCCCCTTTGCCGCAGCGTCCTCAATCTCCTTCGCGTGCCGACCAGTGACCATCGCCACCACATCCGCGTAATACTGCGGGTTGGCCTTCAGCGCGAGGTTTGGCTGTTCGTCTATGATTTTCTGTATTTCATTTCCCCACAGCGAGAACTCGCGCGAGAATCGCTGCCGGGCTTCAAGCAATTCCACGCGGGCAGCGGTTCCAAGGGTAAAATTTGCGAGGGGAGCGGATCGTTCGGAAAAGGCTTTGTCTGGATCAGTCCAGAACGGCGTAGGCTCTACGGATGCATTCGGATTAACCTGCGGCTGAGGATTGGAACCTTCTTTCAATGCCGCCAATGAGTTTCGCAGTTCGTCGAACCCTGATGTTAGCTGCGTCTCAATTTCCGCTAGTTTGGCCTTTGCCTCAACGCCTTCAGCGAGCTTCGCTTCAAGTTCTTCGCGCGTCAGGCCAATCAGCTCTTTCGGGTCAGGCTTATTGTCACCCCAGATCGCCATAAATCTCCAGGAATCGGTATCTACTATGAAATTTTGTACCGACCATTTTATTTATTGTCAATGATTATTATTTTCACTCGTTAGATTCCTTGTTCATTTTCTTCAAGCGGCATGGAAAAACCATATCAAGGCACACGCGGGCTCTCCCTCTAGGGATGTTAACTTTCATGCAGTCTCTATGCTCTTAACGATTAGCGCTTTTCGCGTGACATCCCGTTTGCGACCACGACGCGGCCCGCGCCATTCAAAAATAAATTTTGAATTCTGGATTGAGTACCAGATCGTTGCGTGGTAAACTCCTGACAGGTTGACCGCCTGCCAGAGCGAAAGCTTTGCGTATAAGAGACACCGGCCAAGAGTACCCACTCTGGCCGGTTTTCTTTTGCCCCTGGGGATACGAAGTGCTGGCCCGGAAGACACGCGGATTGCAGCAAGCTCGCTCCTTGCACCAAAAGACTCTCAAGACTGGTTCTGTATTGGCTCGTGTGGGTTGTGAGCTTCCTGTATGCGCGAGCCCCGGCGGGAAGCACACCATGCACCGGCGCAGTTAGATTGTGATCTATTGTAATCATGAAAACCTTTTGATTATTACACGAATTTTCCTGTCACTGACAGGTTGTCAGTCCTCATCCAGAAACGATGGATCATCCAGGTGCGAGTAAGCGTAGTCAGTCGCATCTCCGCGCGCAGGCTGATGTCCGCTATCCTCTTGCTCCGCTTCTACCTTCTTCTGATTGTCAAGCGATGATTGAATCGCTGCTGGAAGGTTGATAATCTGCTCAAACGCCATCACCATTCCGCGCTTGATATTGCGCTGCTCTTCAGTGTTATGTCCATAAACCACATCGGCAGTCGTCAGCTTTGCCAGCGCCGCCAGCCATGCCTGCAGGCCCTGCTTCCACACCTGCTGACCAAATAATCTCTGGTACTGGCTGGCGCGTTCCATAACATGTGTCTGAAATAATGGGCCATTCTTCTCTGATTCACTCATTGAGGCATTCCATTCGGGGGAGGAACTCCGTTGGGTAACTGCCGCGCCAACTGTCTCACCGTATCAGGGTTGGAATTGGGAGCAAGAGACTGAGGAAGTTGCGGAACCTGAGCATGTTGCTGCTTGGAATTCATCTCCTGCACTTTTTCCCGCGTACCAGGGTCGGGATTGTAGCGTGATGGATCGTCGAAGTTGAAGTCTCTCATCAGGGAATTCATCAGAGCGTTCGATGCCGTTGCTACTTCCCATCCGTACTTTATGACTTCCGGCGGAGTCATGGGGTTCGATCCCTGCGACAGCAACTGAGAAATCATCTGCCAGTGCGCTCGCAGGTTCTGCAGCATGAGCATACGATTCTGCTTCTCGATTTCCTTGTTGATTGATGAAGTAGCCGCATATATCGGAATGATGAGTCTTCCATCTCTGACATTCTGGAGTGCCTTCTGGAGAGAAGGAGCCATCTTTCCCATCGCGGCAATCTTCTTCTCCGGTATGCCGAAATGAGCATAGAGTCTGAGCAGGTCATTCCCCAGAGAAAGATGAGAGTATCGCGAGTTGGTCTGGTGCAGGTTAGCCCGCGTATTTCCTTCCTGCTGATTGGCGAAACTCCCCATTGAAGAGTATGATCCCTTCTTATTCACCGTTCCAGCGCCGCTCCCGCTCGATGACGGCCCTACTCCCGCCGCATCCTGCGCAAGCTGGAGCGTCATCTGCTCTTCTTTAATCGTCTCCGTAGTTGCACGCCCGATAGTTTCGAATGTGAAGTCATCAGGCCCTCCCGTAAGGACGGCCATCGGGTACACGCTGAAATTGGTATCGATCTGCGATGATGATGACGCGCGGATGATCGTGGTATTGGACAGAGTACCGGAATCGCGGCGTTGATTGTGTATCTGCGCTACTTCTTCCTGGTACACACCCAAAAGCTCACAGAAACCCTGTCCAAGAATCGATTCACCATCGCTCCCCAGCCTTGCCATTTTGAACGGGTCCATGTTGTTGGGGAAGAAGTTGAATACAGTTCTAAGGTCTGTCTGAGTTCCTAGATGATAACTGGATATCAGGCTGAATCGCTTTCCATTGACAATGAAAGGGAAGTAGCACTCGTAGATGTCCCACTGCTTCTGTGCATCGGTAACTGTCGATCCAGCGGCAAGGTCCATTTCCATATTGCGCTGCGCATCGTCCGGTCCCATGCGATCTGGTTTTGAAAGCAGAGCATTGATCTTTGCCGTCGGATACAACCCGCGCATCTTACGGTCAAGTAAATCGAATTCTGTAAGCGTGACGCGGTGGGCCTTGAAGTTTGCTGTGCGGAAGTCGGTAGCGCGTAAGGGAACCAGAAAGTCCTCAAACAGGATAGGCTTAGGAACAGGTCCGTCCTGCTTAACCCAGTCCCTGAATACTACATCTTTCCCCGTAGATGCCTCCGCCACCTGCTCAATGATGTGCTCCCACGGATGCTTGAGAGCTGCGAATCCGTACTTAATCGCATTCGAGAACCATGCGTACTCGGCGTGAAAGAGGTTTAGCTCATCAGGGGATTTGCCGGCATAGTTCATCCAAACTTCAATCGCCTCTCTCTGCTGGTCGGCATTTTCATCCTCCGCAAATGATCCAACCAATCCGGCAGGAAAGATGGGATCAACTCCATAGATGCCCATCATCAGGCGCGCCGTAAGCTGGTCTACAAATGAAGCGACAATTCGTGGAACAAGATTGGCTGCGCCTTTCCACGGAAACGACTTGTACTTTTCGCGCGGGACGCCGCGGTAGATGCGGCGCCATGACGTGATCTTCTGGGTATGCAGAACCTTCCACTGCGCAATGAGCGAATCCAGGTTCCGTTTGACGTAAAGGTTGATCTCCTTTACCGTCGCGTCGGAGAACTCTTTCTGCACCGGAATGGATACTGGAAGAGGCATTTATCAAAACGAATCTAACATATCAAAATCATAATGAATATACATAATTCAGTAACCAGCCGCGCCCATCTGCGAAGTAATCATCGCTTCCCGCTGGCGCATGGCGCGCGCAATCTCTTCTCTGTCCTGCCCTCCAGCCTCGATGCATTGCGGAGCATATCCGAGTGTATCCAGAGTGTCTATAGTCTGGTCTGATGGGTAGGAGTCGTACTCCGACTTGAAGTCCTCATATCCCGAATCCTGACGGGTAGCATAGATTGATCCTGAAAAGAACAGCGGCTCCAGAGAGCATATCCGGCGATGCTTGGCATCCGGTGACCTGTCTTTTTTCAGGCTCTCAATCTTCAGTGGACGCTGCAGCCCTGACTTCTGCGCGCTGAGATTCCTTTCACGGAAGTAGTAAAGCCAGCCATCCTGACCAGCCAGAGTCTCAACCCAAACCGTAGAAACCCTCCAGCGCCGCGCCTGCCTGAAAACCTCATCCGCCATCGATGTGTACGAACACCTTTTGGCAAATATGTTAAGCAGATAGAACCTCGGCTCTTTACCAGGTAGATATCCAATCGTCAGAACACAATGCCGCGATCTTCCACGGCTGGAAGAATTCTCATTGTGCAGCACGTCAATGACGATAAAGCGCTGCAACTGTGAAATATAGATATCCCTTTCGATCTTCCCCTCAACCACCTCATGCCTGATGGTCGTAACCATCTTCAACTCGCCATCCTCATCAAGTATTCCGTTGGAGTTGGGGGTCTTCACGAGAAGATAGTGTTTCAGCCACTCATGGCGGAAGCGACGAACTGAGTCATCCAGAGGGTTGTTGTAATACTGTGCCGCAACGTTCGACGGCCCAAGCTGCTCTCTGAGAACGGCCAGTTTCTGCTCATTGAATACTTCAGGGAAGATGAATTTACCTTTGGGATGAAGATTGCAGCACCCCCCATCTACCGCATGCGTCTCGAAGCGGAACGTGCTCTGATTCTTTCTGATCCATCCGTTGAGGTCATGCAGGCCCCATCGGTTCCCCACTACCACAATGTCTCCCACATGATGCGGCCTCATCGGATCGGGCTTGAATAAGCCGGGAAGCTTCTGATGGAAGCTGATAGTAAACTCCGCCTCGGATGGGCTGAAAAGCGCCTTCTCGCCAAACAGGTCGTCTTCGACGATCCGGTTGGCATGCTTGGACTGCATAGCTTTTCCCACGCCGGCCAGTTCAAACGTACCCTGCTTGTCTGCGCTGCCTTTGCGCTTCTGCTTCATCTTTCGTTTGTTCCAAGTGCACGAACGGTCAGGAAGTATCTGCGGCCACAGATGCCGGAACAGGTCATTTGTTTCATAGTGAGCCGAAATTTCCTCTCCCATCGCTTCCGCGTTTTCGTCGGTCTCGGAAATAATGATCGTGGACGTGTTCTGGTCGTGGGCGCGGCGCATCCACCTGATCCACTCATCTCCATATCCCAACCCGCGCATCAGAGCCTCATCTTCTTCATCAAATGGCAATGCCCACCAGATGGGGGCGGAATGGGAATATATCGTCGTCTTCAGGTGCCCGCGGGGATACTCAAAGACATCGGACAGCTCTTCCTTCTCAACCGACGCCGCCATGTTCCAGTGCAGCGTATGGTTCAGCATTCCATATCCAAGAACAGCCTTAGCAAAATAAAACAGGGAACCAAGAGCATTCAGCTTGACGCATGATCTCTTCAGGTGAGAGGGCATGCTGGAGACATCAATCATCTCCCACTTTTGCCGCGGCAATTCCGCGAGAGATTCTTCTATTGGACCGATGTCGAGGATGGTTTCACCTTCTTCAGCGCGGCTATAATTTCTGCGGCAGCATCCTCCGGAAGCAATGGCTTCTCATCTCCCGCCTGAACATTCATCAGCCTTGAAACCTTCACGAACCGTCCATCACGATCCAGAATCTCGCAGGCGCACTCTTTCTTCATCTTCTCCGAGTTTGAATTCGTCATGATCTCAATGAGAGTTTCAATCGCCCTCGGAACGGCATTCGACAGTTTTGCTCTTGTCTGTTCCGTGGATTCCCTGATGCGGGAAAGAACAGTCTTCTCCGACTGCTTCAGAGCCTTCTCTTTAAGCTCCAGGTACTCAGGAGTTTCACGATAAACGTAGATTGTCGGAGGAGTGATGCGAAGCTCTTCTGAAATCTCCCTCAACGACTTGTTCTGCTGATCCAGTTCCACCAACCGCTGAATCTTGAAATGCTTGTCCACATCTCTAGGCATTTTCTATCTCCAAATTCCTCACAGCGCCAAGCCCCCGGACGTGTCGAAGTTCATGGCCGCCCCGATCTTCAAATCGTCATCCCCAATCAGCAGCGCAATCGGATACGTCTCCCGCATCACCCGGTACTTTCGTTTGTCGTACTCAAATTCCTTACCCGCAAACTGGTCAAAAAGAACCCGGTCGCCAATCGTGAACCGCTTGCACTCCCGTCCCGCCGCCAGTATCACCCCAGTCGACGGCTCTTGCGTGAACCTTTCCGCAATCGCTATTCCGGCACTCGATACCGCCTGTCCGGTGCCACGACATGCCTTGCATGGAACCCGCCCAGCCGATCTCGGTATAGGCTGCTCAAAACTCGAACACCTGCAGGTCTCACACGGAACACATTCAAGCCCCGTCTTGTCAGCCAGAACCCTCTTATCCCGGTTACCTCGCGAGTCCACATACAACACCGCAGCCCCGCCACACTCTGGGCACATCTCCTCAGTATGCCCTTTACCCAGGCAAACCTTGCACTGAGCCTCATCCCTGAACCGATCCACCCGAATGATAATCTCCTCACCCGTTGGAACCATCAGCGTCTTACCGCCCACCTTCACATAATTCCCATCTCTCACCGAGTTCCGATATAGCGTCCGCGATTTCCGCGAAGACGACAGCGTGTTCCGCTTCCTCTTTAACCTGCCATTCCCAGCCCTGAAGTAAGAATGCTCTTCCAACTCCCTGCTAATCTGCTCATCATTTGTCAATGTTTCGGTATGCATAACTTACAGATGAACTTATCCCTATACCGAATTTTAATCAAGAAAATTTTCTCCAAAAAAAATTTGCAGTACGCGCTCTCTCGCAAGTTCGCAGGCCGCCTGCGGTTTCAGGGGCCGCACCCCCACTCCCAGACCATCCGTTCCGGGAGGGAAAATCCAAATGCACTGACAGCCTGTCAGTGGTCAAATGGACTTTCATATGGACTCAGATGCACCTAAGTACATTAGATTCAATACTGACATTGGGGTGCTGTGTCCCAATACATGCCAAATCGTATAGATCGACGCACATGGCTATATGTTTCGCCGGTAAAATCGTATGACACTTCCCAAATTAATACGACTTTCTATA